CTTCCTGGCTGGACCAGGTCAGCTTTTCGCCCTTGCCTTCCGCGTTCACGTCGCCGATCAGAACCTTGCCGCCGATCACGTTGAACAGGTCCATCGTGACGGTGTCGCCAGAATTCTTGGCAAGGTCGGTGACGCGCACCACCGGCATGTCGGGCGAGGACTGGCCTCTCAGCTTCATCTCCGCCTGGGACTGCTTGGGTGCCGGGCCGGTCAGGTTTTTCATCAGGGTGTTGGCACGCTGAATGACCGCGAACAGCGCAACCCCGAAATGCTTTTTGGCGAGCGAAGAGCCCACCGGGATATTGGTTTGCATGGATCACTCCTTGAGCAATGGAAGAAAAAAAACCGCCTCGCGGCGGCCTGTCTCAAGGGGTGGCCAGTGACGTTGGCCTAGGCCCACTTGTCCAGGAACTCGGTGATGTTCATGCCCCGCTCGATGTCGGCGGCCATGGCGGCCTCTCGCTCGGCGTTGGTCATGTTCTCCAACCGGGTTGCTGCGTCAGCGGGCGGCGCACCCCCCGGAAGATCGGTCAGCGTCATGGGACGCTCGCCAGACTTCGCTTCGGTGCGCGCTTGTTGCTTGTCACTGGACGACTGGGTGGGCGCTGCTCCCTTGGCTTCAGGGTCCTGAAACTCCGGCGGCAGCTCGATCTTCCCGTGGCGCCGCTCCAGGTGCCTTACCACCTCGGCGAATCGCTCGTCGTAGGTGTAGTCGGCGTACAGCGGGTTCTCGCGCAACGCCTTGTCGATTACCGCGGCGTCTTCCCACAGCTCGTTCTTCTGAGCTTGCAGATAACGCAGCGTCGCGTTGCGGTCGATTGCCTCCTGGACCTGCTCGTTCAGGACGGCGGCTTCGCGCTCCGCCCGGGTGCGCTCGTGTTTCTCGTAGCTTTCCACCTTCCGCTGCATCTCGGCGATCCGGTCGCTCATCACCTTGGTGAACTTCTCCAAGGGCGCGGCCAGCTCAGGCACCGCATCCCGCAGCTCGGCAAGCTCCTTCATCCACGAATCAACATCCGACTGGCTCGCTACGTCACCTTCCGCCGTGGCTTTCTCGGCGTCCCGCAGGCGGCTTTCGAGGTCCTTCATGCGGCTTTCCAGCTCTTGGCGCTGGCGCGCCTCCTCTTTGGCCCTGCGTTCCGCCTCGTCGGCGCGACGACGTTCCGCATGCAAAGCGCCATACGGAAGCACCTTCAGCCCATCCTTGGTCAGCACGCCATCGATTTGACCTTCCTTGCCGGCGGCGGGCGGTTCGCCGGACTTTTCTCCAGCCGCGCCGTCCTTGGCATCGCCTTTGGTGGCGTTGTCCTTGGCATCGTCTTCAGTCGCGGCTGGCTCTTGCTCGCCCTGGGCCTTCGACATGCCGTCCACCGCTGTCACAATGGAGAGCGGGTCGTCGGGCAGGTTTTCGGCCTGGGAAAGAATTTTGTCGAAATCGTCTTGCTCGGCTGTGCTTGCAGTCGTCATAGCTCCATCTCACGCTCAGGAATGCGAAAAAACCCGCCGGAGCGGGTCACTGGGTTGCCCATCTAACGCTCAGGGCGTGCGAAGAAAACAGTTGCGCGGGCCGGACTCGAACCGGCGCGCGCGAGGTCAATCCTCAAGTGACGCCTAACAGGTCGTTCAACCGGACCCGCTACGGCAAGGCTGCGTGGCCGCGCAGCCTGGTTGTTCATCATCGGCTGCACGGCCATGCAGCCTCACCTACGCAGACCTGTTAACTCTGCGATCGGCATTACTCGGCGTCCTCGGCCGGCTCCGCCCCGGATGCCGCCGGCTTTGCCTTGCTCCTCCTCTTCTTCTGGCGCGCCGGCTCGGGCGCTTCCACCGTGGTGTCGGTGATCTCAGGCAGTTCGGGCGGCTGCGCCGCGCCTGCCCTGGCCGTCATGTCCCCGCGCAGCCTGGCGATTTCGGCCTCCAGCCGCTTCACTACGTCGTTCTGCGCCGATTGCAGGCGGGCGATTTCCTTGTCCTTTTCGGCGTTGATGATGGCAATCTCGCGCTCGATCTCGCCCTTTCTGACCTCGGCCTCGTAGTTGGAGGCGTTGGCCTTGAGCAAGGCAATGGCCTTGGACAGCTCGCCCATCAGCCTCTGCTCCCGCTGCCCGGCCTGCTGGCGCGCGGCGAACAACTCGGCGGCGATCCGGTCCATCTCCTCGCGCGCCTTGACCTGCATCTCCTGCAACCGGCGCTCGTACTCCTGGCGCATCGGCGCCGTGGGGTCGCCCCGGGTGGCCGCCTCGATCTCGTGCATGATCTTGGCCGTGTCGGCGTTCATCTTCTCGATCTTCGCCTGCTTCTCGGCCAGCGTGAGCTGCGCGTCCTGGAGCTGCATCTCGACCTGCTTCTGGGCCAGCGCCTGCTGCTGGGCGAGCGCCTGCGCCTCCTGCTCGTTTTGCGGCTCCACCGACTGGCCCAGCGTGCGCCGCACCGCGTCGGCCATCTCGCGCCGCTTTTGCAGGTTCGAGGCTTCCAGCCAGAAGGGCGCGATGGCCGCCTGAAGCTCGGGCGGCATTCCCTTCATCACCTCGGCCAGCATGACCTGCTGCTGCTGCCGGTAGGTCGGCGAGCTGGGGATGTCCTCCAGCGAGACCTTAACCCTGGCGGTGCGCACGTCGTTGATGACAATTGCTTGCCCGGTGCCGGGGTCGATAACCTGCTGATTGAGCATGATCGACTTGACCCGGCCCGTGTTACCCACCAGCACCGTGACCTGCTGCCCGATCAGGTCCTGTCGTATGTAGTCCAGCAGGCGTTCACCCACCAGTCGCCGGGAGAAGCGGTAGTTGTCGTTGATGTCGGCCAGCGCGACGATGCCACGCTCGACCAGCGCATCAATGGCCACGCCCGACTTGGCGGCCGAATCGCGGCCCATGATGGCGTTGAACACGCCCACCACCTCCTGCGCCGACTGCTCCGCCTCCTTCACCAGCTCGGCGAGCTTCCAGACCTTCTCCAGATGGTTGTTGATGACAAAGCCATCCCTGTTGGCACGGTTGGGATTGAGCTGAATCACCGCGTCGGGCCGACTGATTTCGGCCAGCACCGTGGCGATGTCGTTGGCCTCCGTGTCCAGCGCGTCGGAATCCATGATGAGCATGTTGCTCGCCAGCAGCCACATCAGCTTGCGCCGGCGCGCGTTGACCTCGTCCTGCTGCGAGATCATTTCCCGGATCATGCCGTAGGGCACCCCGGTTCGATCCTCGCGGTAGCCCCAGAACGGGATGTAGGGCGCGTGGTCTCTGTCGCATGCGCAGTCGTACAGGCGCACCGGGCCAGCCCAGATGGACATCCGCATCCTGGAGTAGACCGCCGTCTCGGGCTGCACCATGCCCCGGGACACCAGCACCTTGTGCAAGGGATTGCGGGGATCGAACTCCACCACCTCGGCGTTCGGCAGGCGCAGGACGTAGCCGCGCACCCAGCGCCGATACCAGACCTCGTACAAACACACCCGGCGCCGGTCGCTGTAGCGCCACTCCTCCAGTTGGTCAAAGTCCAGGCGGTTGCCGCCGGTCTCCAGGTCCTGGTAGAGCGATGGCGAGACGCTGGCCAGCGCAAGCTGCCAGCGAAACGGGTCACGATCAACCGCCGCCTCCAGTACGTCCTTGAATTTCGGGAAGTAGGCGATTGTCTGATCCAGATCGAACCAGCGCTTGCGCATCAGGTAGCGCGACTGCTTCAGCTCCGGGGTAAGGTCGCGCCAGTCCCAGAACACCTCCCGCCGATGCACCGTCTGGCAGCGGTACGGGTAGTCAAACGGATTGGTGTTGCGCCCCACCTCGACCCAGCCGATGCCGGCCTTCAGTTGCCCGGCGTAGGCGTCCGAACAGGCCCGGTCGGCGCGTGTTTCGCGCTCGACCTCGTGAAGCTTGGCCGACAACGCCTCAGCCACCGGCTGGGACTCGTCGCTGTCGCCGTTCACCCGCCAGTCACTGCGCGACTGCGCCTCCATGCCGAGCACCGTGTTGATGATCGGCTTGATGATGTTTTTTTGGAGCGCGGCCATGCCCTTCGCCCGAAGGGTCATCAGCGTCTCGGGGTCGGTCTGGTTGTTGTCGTAGTAGTCGGCCGCCCGGTCGGCCTCGTCGCGCCAGTTGGGCTGGCCGCGCACGTCGTCCAGGTAGCTGTACAGCTCGCTAAACGTGAGCCCGCGCTCCTTGAGCGGCGTCACCGCCTCCTGGTGGGCGATGATGTCCAGCACTGCGGCGCCGCCGTACATCAGTCACCCGATCCCTGAGCGAAACTCATGGCGGACCCCACCACCGGTGCCTGGCGCATGAACGGCTGCGCCCGCAACTCCAGCGTGATGTCGGCGCCGTCCAGCGCCCCAGCCTTGCGCTGGCCCTCCAGAAACTCCAGGTAGATGGCCCGCAGCTCGGCAATACACTGCTCGAACGGCTCCATGTCGCCCGCATTGCGGCGCGCCTCGTCGGTCACGATCATGCGCTTCAGTATCACGTCCAACCCCCCTCAAGTATCCGCATGCAGTTTCGGCAGCGCGTCTGCCGTTCGATGCAGTCCTGCACAGCGTCCCTGCCAACCCGCATGCCGCAGATCGTCCGGGTGAATGTACCGGATGGACCCTCGGCGTCCGTCAGGTAGTGCGCCCTCGTGCCGCGCCCAACGTCAAACCAGCCACGTTTCGGCATGTCCATAACTCCACCCCTCAGACCTTGCGCCCGATGATCCGGCAGCCGGCCACGACGTTGAGCCCGCGCTCCTGCACCCTGTGCATGATGTCCGAGAGCTTGGCCTCGCACGATGCCTCGGTGGCGTGGTACTGCACCGCCCGCGTGACGCTCACCTCTCCGCCCGGCAGCTCTGTTAACAGGACCACCACGAGCAGGTATTTCATCCCGCCCGCCAGTTGAATGGCCGATCCGACCGCAGCTTTCGGAGTTCACGTGGTGGCAGGGCCGCATGCCGAAGGGAGACGAACCCGTAGCGCGTGGCCGACATCAGGTCGTCGCCCTTTTTGACAATCCTGCCGTCCTCCCGGTAGTACAGCCGGAACTCCTCCCACCAATCGTTTAGGTGGGCGAAGACCTTGAAGCGCCCGTCCATCATGGCCGTCAGCATCTCCTGGATGCCGGCCTCGACCGATGTGCTCACGCGCCGGTCGCTGTTGCCCGTCTTGTCGTTGAGCTTCTCCAGCTTGGCGTGCTCGGGCAGCATATTGAGCCCCTCTTCCCGGTACTGGCGGGCCAGCGCCGGGCCTGCAGCCGTCTCGTTGAGGCCGTCGTGGGGCCAGGCAATCGGCATCCACGGCCCGCGCGCCCTGATGGCGCTTGCATGGACCGGCACCGGCTGTGCCTTGACCCGGTACACGTCGTAGACGTAGACGGTATCGGTGTCCCGGTCCCACGCCATCCAGACCGCCGCCGTCGGATGGTCCCAGCCGAAGTCCAGGCCACAAATCCTTGGCCAGTGCTGCGGCAGTGGAAACGCCTCGACCCGGATGCGGCTTTCCTCGATCGGGAACACGCGCCCGGAGCCCATGATCGGGATGCCTCGGGCTCGGGCCTCGCGCTCGTGCTCCGGGAAGCCGGCCTCGATCCGATCCCGCTCCTCGGCGCTGTAGTGCTCGGCGTCCTCGATGGTCATCGAGATCAC